TATGTCTCTCCTGAACAGATAGTCAAAGAAGATTGGGAAGAGCAAAGTAGAATTACAAAGCAACGACAGCGACTATCTAAGAAAGCATGAAGATATTAGTTTGTGGTGGCCGACACTATTCTGATAAGAAAGCTGTCTATGACTTTCTGAACATGATGCACACTACCTATACAATCACATTGTTGATTGAAGGTGGTGCTACTGGTGCGGATATGATTGCTAACCAATGGGCAAGAGAGAATAGAGTCAAGTTCCACACTGAGCAAGCTAAGTGGGAGCAGTACAAAAGAGCAGCAGGACCGATCAGAAACAATGAAATGCTGATGAAGAATCCACAGGTAGTTATAGCCTTCCCAGGTGGTCATGGAACTAAGAATATGATGTCACAGGCAACTAACCTTGGAATTGAGGTCATAGACATAGCGAAAGATTTTAGTTAGAGTAGATAGAACCAGGAGATACAAATGAGCAACGATGACAGAGTACAAGTAGCGCCGGATTGTTTTATTCAAGATTCAGCGGGAATCTTTTCAGACAAAAAGAAAGAAGTGCCAAAGCCACAACAAAAACTTCCGGCTGTTCCAGAGCCTGTACCTACAAAGTATGTGATGGAACGAGAAGTCATGACTGTGACTATAGACGGAGTAGAGAAGAGAGTATCTCTAGTTGAGTTGTGCAGACAGATTGCCACAACTGCTGAGTATGTTTCTGAACTTGAGGCATCAAGAAAGTCTCTTCAAGAGCTTAAAGCCACTTGTGTCATGATTGTTCTTCAGACAGAACACCCAGACAAGCCTTCAGTAATATCTGAAATTCCAGTTAACTCTTGTGCTGCTGTTGCTGGTTTGTCTGCTGAAATAGATAAAGCAAATGCCACTATCAAAACTCTGCTTGCTAAAGTTGAAGCAAAGGACCACGCATAATAATCTATGTCTGAAGTAGACGATCTTAATAGCACTATCACACCAGAAGCTTTGATTAGTCATTATGGCCGTGATAGTGCTTTGAAGGTTGCAGCAGATTTAGCTGGTTACAGAGAAGTCCCCCCGACAATCACTGAATTTATTGAAGACCCTTTTTTCTGTGGTGAGTTTCTTGGAAAAGGAAAACTCTACCCAACTTGGAAGGAATATCTTGAGTATATTTTCCAAGACCCGTTTAGTTGTGAGTATCGAGAAGTCGCTGTTACTGGTTCAATCGGTTCAGGGAAGACTACTTTCTGTGCCACTGGTGCTGCTTACGACTTATGCAAGTTACTACATTTAAAAGACCCTCAAGGGACTTTCGGACTTCTTAAGTCTAAGTCAATAGTTCTTGCTTGTATCAACACTACAAAAGCTCTCGCTCAAGCTTCCCTGTATAACACTTTGATTGAATGGTGTAATGAATCACCATTTTTTAAGACACAGCAATCTCAAGTCCTTCATGTAGACAAGAGAAAGCGCAGAGATTTATTCCCGCACAAGATCAATATCATGAATGCTTCCCAAGGCCGTCAAGCTTTGGGTCTTGACGTATTTGGCGCGGTTCTTTCTGAGTTGAACTTCCAGGGTGCGCATATTAAGGACCAAGCTGTTCAGAACTATACTCAGATCTCTCACCGTATGGAATCACGATTCCAACGAGGTGGTGGATTAATCACTCCAGGGCGGTTGTGGCTTGATTCATCGAAGTCTGATGAGACTGGGTGGTTAGAGCAGCACATGAAGGCTATCCAAGAGGATAAGCAGTGCTTACTAATCTGCAAAGCTATTTGGGACATCAAAGAGAGAGCAGGAACTTTTGAATATAGCGGTGAAAAGTTCTTGGTTTTTATTGGAGACCAGAATAGAGACCCTATGATATTAGAAGGTCCTCAATCGTCTATTGGCATCCCATCCGATTTGATTATCAAGGTTCCTGTTGAGTACCGCCGACACTTTGAGAGAAGTTTAGTCGGCTCTATTCAAAACTTAGGTGGTTACTCTACTTGGGGGAGTCATAAATTCTTGTCACATGAAAGACTAGTAGATGCCTGCGTCAAAGACAGCAGTGGCGTTTCAAGACCAAACCCATGCTATAGAGAAGTCATTAGTTTGGACTTTGAAGATGATCAAGACCAGATTATCAATTATATAGATGTGGATAAAATCCCAAAAGACATTCCTTTCTATATGCACTATGACATCGGCGTAAAGCGAGACAGGACAGGTATTGCTTTGACTCGATGCCTTGGTGAAGTCGCGGTTGAGAGAGGTTCTGATGATTTACTAATCAATCACATGACCCGAGACTTTATCTATGAGACTAGTTTGGTCTTGGCTATTCAAGCTAAACCAGGGAAAGAAGTCCCGTTAAGCAAATTGAGGAACTTGATTCTTCACCTACAAAATGCTGGAGTCCCAGTCATAGCGGTCTCTGCTGACGGTTATCAATCGACTGAATTGCTTCAACAGGCTAAGAAGAATGGCCTGTTGAGTGATTTGGTGTCAGTAGACAGGACCCGTGATGCCTATGACTACCTGAAAGATTGCATCTTGGAGAAGAGGTGGAAAGGTCCCGATCACCCTATCTTGGTTCATGAACTATTGAACTTGCGGGATGAAGGAAAGAAGATAGACCACCCAGTATTGGGCAGTTCCAGCACTGAAGATACCCCTTCAAAAGATATTTCTGATGCTGTAGCCGGTAGCATTTATAATTGTAAGCAGCGGGCAATGTCTCAGAAAACCGATGCCGCCTATAGTTTCTATTCGGATGAATTGGCTAAAGCTAAGAGACACGCTTCAATCGCTGACCGCATGAAGCAAATGGGAATGGGTAATCTAAAACGGCGGAGATACTAAGGTGAGTAAGTTTGGAGAGCTTTTAGAAGCTAAAGCAGAGCCTAACATAGAAAAAGAATTGAAGAAAATCATTTTTGTAAAAAAAGGTGGACACGATACTTCAAATAAGATAGGGGCTGCATCGAGAAGGCTAAAAGAGTTAGGGTTTTCCGAAAAGCCCACTAGTCATGGAGTTTCCGGCACTGATAATGTTTCCATGGGAACGGTCTATGCACATCCTGATGGTTGGGAAGTTCAGAGTGGTTCTTATATAGGTAGTTGGAAACAAGATAATATGTTTTGGGTAAAAATAATCAAGAGGCCATCATGAGTAAGTTTTCTGAATTGAATGAAGGCAGTCCTTATGACAATAACAAAGAAGTTCAAAAAGGAATCTCTCTTAGTAAAGATTCTAAAAAAATATATGACCAATTGAAAGAGGTCAAAACTACTGGGAATCCTGAACTTGATAGTGTTTTCAAAGAAGCAACCAAAGCTGCTTACAATCTTCAAAAAATTCTTGGGGACTACTTCTGGTGATGGAAAACATATGAGCAAGTTTGAGACTCTTATCAATGAGCTTTCCTGGGTTCCTCTTCCCTTTCTTTCTGACTTAGAGTGGGCTGTAGCTAAGGCTATGGTGAACAATCCAAGTCTTCAGGATTCACTTCCTACTGTTGGTCATGTTCTCAGTGACTTAATTATTACGCAGCACAGACTTGATAGAGATAAAGTAGTTCGGTTAGCTAATGATGGTATCACCGATGGTGGCTTGTGTTTTCAACGTAACGGCAAGAAATACATATGGGACGGTCATCACAGGTATTTTGCTGCTCAACAAATTGGCAAACCTACATGTCAGATGAAGACGTTTGATATGTTTGATCAAAATACTCTTGATGGTCAAGATAAAGAAGGTATGTCCGTTCAGGACTTCGCTTCTCAATTACGGTGCAGAGTTTCGACTTTGCTAAGAGCGATGGATAGTAGTGATAGGCGAGTCTACGAGGAAAAAGAAGTGAGTAAGTTTCAAGATATTTTAGAAGGCGGTCCTGGTAGTGGTCCTCAACCTGATGGTGGGTCTTCTTCTTCTGGACTCAATAGAAATAAAGCTGCTGATGATGCTGGTTTAAAAAGCATGGAAAAACGTCAGAAGGCGAAAGCGAAAGCTGCTCAAGATAGGAAAGAAGTCAAAGATACTAAAGACCATATGGCTTCTCATGGTGCAGCATCTAAGAAAGATCAAGATGATAAGTTTGCTAAAAACAAAGCAGAGCTAATTAAGAAACATGGGTCAGAAGGTGCGGCACGTAAAGCTCTTGGCTTGAAAGAAAGTAAGTTTGCT